GCTTAGAACAAACATAGAGTACGACCAGTTAGTTATAGATGACATAGGAGATATTATTGTAGTCTTAATTAACATTGCACACCGCAACGGTTTAACTTTATATGAATGTATTGAACATGCATATAATGATATAAAAGACCGGAAGGGCAAGATGGTCAATGGCTTGTTTGTTAAAGAGCAATGACTACAATCTTCATAGTAATAGGATTAGCCTTGTGCGGTGCATCGCCACTGGTTGTTTTTGTTTTAGCATTAGCATCGATGTGGGCAGAGGGTGAATTCTTTTTTAAATAAAACTTTACAAACGTAGTAACTTGTGGTATAATACCACTTCATTTTAACCAACCATAGGAAATATAAACATGGCTATATTATCAGGAACAGCATACTGGGCAAGTGTAACTACACCAAACACTACATATGAACCAGTATACACAGTAAATCTAGTTGTTGACGAAGACACAGCGCAGAGCTTTAGGTCTAAAGGCTACTCAGTAAAAGACATGGACGAAGGCCCAGCCCTAGTTATTAAGCGTAAGGTTAACGGCCCGAACGGTATGGTTCGCCCTGCCCCAAAGCTTGTTGATGCTAGTAAAAACCCTATTGATGAGCGTGTAGGTAATGGCTCTACAGTTAAGGTTCAGTACAAAGAGTGGGAATCTGTTTGGAAGGGTAAGACTTTCAAGGGTCTAGACTTTCAAGCTATGCAGGTTCTAGATTTGGTATCCGTTGGAACAGTTGACGGTGGTGAGTTTGAAGTAGAAGACGAGATGGAGGAAGCGTTATAATGGGAACATACAAGTTAGGCGAAAACGTCTACGATGTATCGTTGCTAGATTCAGAAGCCCAATGTTTGTTCGGGCTGCTGAAGGATGCAATGATTAAGGTACAAAACTCTAATGCTGATGTGCAGTTGTATCAAGCAGCAGCTCAACACATTAAAGATTTGTTTGAAGATAAGCTTACGGATGAAGCTATTACAAGTGCAGAGGATGCAGACATTGAAGCCGCAGGCTAACCACGAGGTAACATCATGCCGTTTGTTAAATTTCATCTGCCCTGTCATTCGTGCGGAGGCAGTGACCCAGTTAGGCAGGACGATGACGGGTCAGCGTATTGCTTTAGTTGCAATACTTATTTTAAAGACTACGGCACACCGGAAGTGCAACATCAAGATACTGTAACGGACTTTACAAAGTATCAGCCCAATGGAACTGGAAGCGGTTCTAGTTATAATGCCTTGACCGATAGAGGTATCAGTATTGAGACAGCCAAAAAGTATGGCGTTAAATCTACTACCCTTAACGGTCAGGTTACTAGCCACCACTATCCTTACTTCCACAAAGGCGAAGAGGTAGCAACAAAAGTTAGAAAGCTCAACAAGCAGTTTGCTTGGAAGGGTGATTCTAAAGAAACGGGCTTGTTCGGAGAACAGCTCTTTAAATCAGGCGGTAAGTTTATTACAGTAGTAGAAGGAGAGTGTGATGCTATGGCAGCATACGAACTACTTGGAAGTAAGTGGCCTGTTGTATCTATAAAATCAGGAGCACAAGGAGGTGCTCGTGACGTTAAGAATAGCTTAGAGTTTCTAGAATCTTTCGATACAGTAGTGTTATGTTTCGACAGCGACACCGTTGGCAAGGACGGAGCTAAGGCAATTGCAAAGCTTCTCACGCCCAACAAGGCTAAGATTATGACACTGCCCGAAGGGTTCAAAGACCCTAACGATATGCTCAAGGAGCGTAAGCATTCCACCTTTGTTAATTGTTTCTGGGATGCAAAAGTCTATACCCCTTCTGGGATTATGAACCTGTCCAATCAGCTAGATGAATACAAGCGTTTACGGACAGAAAAGCTTCCGTCAATTCCATATCCTTGGAGTGGATTAAACAAGAAGCTAGAAGGCATGAGAGCAGGTGAGCTTGTAACTCTTACTGGCGGCACTGGTCTTGGTAAGTCTTCAGTAACCAGAGAACTAGAACACTGGCTCATTAACCATACAAAAGATAACGTAGGTATTGTAGCTCTTGAAGAGAACTGGAGCCGCACAGCCGAAGGTATCATGGCAGTTGAAGCTAACGCCAAGCTGCATCTGGATAGCGTTAAGAATGAGATAGGTGATGAAAAACTTGAACAGTATTACCGCAAGGTATTCATGGGAGAGAACGAGGGTAGAGTTTGGATTCATGCTCACCTTGGTGTCAATCACCTAGAAGATATATTCAGTAAGCTGCGCTATCTAATTGTAGGTCTTGACTGCAAGTGGGTCGTAGTTGACCACCTTCATATGCTTGTACTTCAAGCTTTAGAGGGTGACGAGCGTAAAGCTATTGATGGTATTATGCATCGGCTACGCTCTCTTGTAGAAGAGACAGGTGTAGGAATGATTCTAGTATCTCACCTGCGTAGAGTTGAAGGCAACCGTGGGCATGAGAACGGTATTGAAACTGGACTCTCACACCTTAGAGGTTCACAAAGTATTGCACAGTTATCAGACTGCGTTATATCTTTAGAGCGCAACCAACAATCAGAGGATGAGATTGAGGCATCAACCACCAAGGTTCGTGTCCTTAAATCTAGATACACTGGTGACGTTGGTGTTGCTTGTAGTCTTCTCTATGATGGAGGCACAGGTAGACTTTCAGAAACATACAAAGAGGAGGAGCTTGAGTTATGAATTTAGTATTCGACATTGAGGCTGACGGCCTCGACCCCAGTAAAATCTTTTGTATTGTCGCTCAAGATGTAGACACAATGGATGTGTTTACATTTGACAACACTCAACTCGAAGAGGGTTATGGGTTGTTACGAGCAGCCAACAAACTAATCGGACATAACATTCTTGGTTATGATATTCCGGCCATCAAGAATATTGCAGGCGTTAACCTGTACAACAAAAAGCTAGTAGATACTCTTGTACTTTCTAGATTGTTTAAACCAACTCGTGAAGGCGGTCACGGTTTAGAGTCTTGGGGCTATCGGCTAAAGTTTAACAAGGGTGACTATGGCTCAAACCAAGATGCGTGGGATGCTTACTGTCCTGAGATGCTAGAGTATTGTAAGCGTGATGTAGAGCTTAATACAAAAGTATATCAACAGCTACGTGTCGAGAGCCGTGGGTTTACAGCACAGTCAGTTAATCTTGAACACGCTACAGCTAAGATTATAGAGCAGCAAAGGCGTAATGGTTTTGAGTTAGACATGCGTAAAGCTATGCTGCTTGTTGCAATGTTCCAAGAAAAACTAGATGCTACAGAAGCTGAGGTGCATGAAACATTTAAGCCCAAGGTTACTGTAGAAATCCTAAAGCCCAAGTATACTAAAAGCGGTAAGCTTGCTAAGGTTGCTGAGGGCGCTGAAGGAAAAGGTACTAGACTTACTGACGAAGAGTATGATATAATGTTAGTAAGCGACAAGCCCCTGAAGCGTGAGACTCATATAGAATTTAACTTGGGTTCTCGCAAGCAGATAGGTGAGTATCTTATCGAAGCAGGTTGGACTCCAAAGAACTTCACACCAACTGGTCAGCCAATTGTTGATGAAGGTACACTGTCTAAGGTTAAAGATATACCAGAAGCTGCCCTGATTGCTAAGTATTTAATGCTTCAAAAACGCTTGGCTCAGGTCAACAGTTGGATAAAAGCAGTAGAGCCTGATGGCAGAATCCGTGGTTATGTTAATCCTAATGGAGCTGTAACAGGACGAATGACACATAGCCATCCTAACACTGCTCAAATACCTAGCAGCAACTCGCCCTACGGTAAAGAGTGTAGGTCTTGTTGGACAGTAAAGTCTGGCAATAAACTAGTAGGCATTGATGCTTCAGGCTTAGAACTTAGAATGCTTGCACACTATATGGACGATAAGGAGTATACAAATGAAATCCTCAACGGTGATATTCACAGCGCTAACCAACGACTTGCAGGACTTGAATCAAGAAATCAGGCAAAAACTTTCATATATGCATTCCTCTACGGAGCAGGAAATGCAAAGCTTGGGTCAGTGGCTAAAGCAGGTCAAGCAAGAGGTAAACAATTGCGAGAACAGTTTCTTAATAGTGTCCCATCACTTAAATCTCTTGTCAAACGAGTACAACGAGAAAGTAAAAAAGGATTCCTTAAAGGGCTAGACGGACGCAAACTTTCTATACGCTCTGAACATGCAGCACTTAACACGCTGTTACAATCAGCGGGTGCTATAGTTATGAAGGAAGCTTTAGTAATCTTAAATGAAACGATAAAGAATCTGCAACTGGATGCTAAGTTTGTAGCCAATGTTCACGATGAATGGCAGATTGAATGCAGTGAGAAAGACGCAGAAGCAGTAGGTCAGGCAGGCGTTGATGCTATTGTTCAAGCAGGTAAAAACTTAAACTTAAACTGCCCCCTTGATGGGGACTACAACATCGGAGATGCATGGCATGAAACCCACTAAAAAATGTAATCGTTGCGAAGATGAATTAGTAGCTGAAGAAAACTGGACTATGGGTAATGTTCGCAAAAAGAATTATATATGCAAGGCGTGCGATAACGCTAAACGAAAAGTGAACTTACAAAAAGCTAAGGAAGAAACTAACTCAGAAGAGGTTGAACAAGATGAAGCCGTGTAAAGAAGATAGGAAAAAGTTTGACTTGGACTTAGCTTATGGCGAGGTTCGTGAAAATAAAATTGCAGATATGCTTACAGGTAAAAAGATAGAAGTTAAATCAGAGCGTGACCTGTGGCAAAAGACAGGAAACATTTGCATTGAGTATAAGTCTTACGGAAAACCATCAGGTATTGATGCAACCGAATCCGACTACTGGTTTCATAATCTTTG